TTGCTGCATTTATCCCAAATACTTCAGACGAAAGTTCTCTATTGACTCCCTATCGCAAAGCTTCCACAGCTCAGGATGCTTTGATTTACTGGGGTCAGGATGTGCTTTATACCGCACAGGAAGACTCGGTTGGCGGTTCAATCGCCGTTGCTTCTGCAGGTTATAACGCCAATGTTGTTGTAGGGTCAGGAAGTACCGTCACGGGTATCTCTGGTATGGAAATCGACAGTTCCTCTGTTGCAAACACCAGCACCCTGAATTTACGACTGCATTACGTGAAAGACTCCCCGGATAACGCACTCGGCACCAACGCTGAATGGGTTGTGTCTATTAACGCTTCGCAAGAAGCCTTGAACCAGACGGGGATCTAATCATGCCTAGTATAGTAACTCAAGGTTCAGAAGCCCGCCTTCTCCAGGAAGGCATTAACGCCATTGCGACGATCACTTACAAAGATTATCCGATGGAAGCCGACAAAATCTTTACCACCTACAACTCAGAAAAGGCTTATGAGTTGGACGTTTCTCTGACCGGAATGGGGTTAGCCTCACTAAAACCTGAAGGCGGAGAAACTGCGTATGATGGTGAGAAACAAGATTTTGCAACCACTTATACTCACGCTGTTTATTCGCTCGGAACCATTATTACGATGGAAGCCGCGATGAATAATAAATATCGTGATTTGATTACCAAAGCTGGTACATTACTGAAACGATCCCTGGTTCATACCGACGAGCAATTGGCCGCTAATGTGATTAATAACGCTTACAGCTCAAGTTATCCATTGGGTGATGCGGTGTCCCTGGCTAATACGGCTCACGTATTAGGCAAAGGCGGAACATTTTCCAACCAATTCAGTGCTTTTACTCCTTTGAGTCAAGCAGCTGTTGAAGACGCTTTAATTGCGATTGAAGACTATCGTGATGGCGCAGGTTTGTTAATCGATGCTCGCGCAATGAGCCTTCATATTCCCAGGCAGTTGCGTTTTACCGCCGATCGTATCCTTAAATCAACTTACGAACCAAACAGTGCAAACGTGGCAACGGTGAACCCGGTGGCTACCATTTTCCCGAATGGCTATCATGTAAATCATCGTTTCACTTCGTCTACTGAGTGGTTCATTAAGACCGACGTGGATGACGGATTCAAAATCTTTAATCGGATGGGTTATACCTTCGAGCAGGATAATGATTTCGGAACCAGCAATTACCGCCATAAGGGTATGTTTTACAAATCCTACGGCGTTACAGATCCACGCGCTGGATACTTCAGCGGGCAGTAAACAGATCGGGGACTTCGGTCCCCTTTCTTTAATGTGAGAATCCGGGATATGCCCGGCGCAAGTTCACAAGGAGACCCAAAATGTCAAGAATGTCTAATTTTCCCAATGGCTTTACTCAAGGAGTGACGATTCGCGGTGTACCTCTGACCGTTGCTCATCCGGGTAAAGTCTTTTTCGTTAACAATTCGAGCGTGTACGCCTCAACCGATGACGGCGTAGCAGGTGCAGATACTCCAAGCGCCGGCACTTATCAACGCCCATTTGCATCGATTTATTACGCAGTCCAGCAATGTACCGCCTCACGAGGTGACATTATATTCGTGATGCCTGGCCATGCAGAAACCATTGCAGACGCAACCACGCTAATTTTAAGCACTGCTGGCGTGGCAATAGTAGGTTTAGGGACAGGTTCACTTCGCCCGACACTGACTTTTACAGCAGCAGCGGCCAATATTCCGATCACAGCCGCTAACGTAAGTGTTCACAACATCTTACATGTGGCTAATTTCGCTGATGTCGCAAGCGCTTATACAGCAACCGGAACGGCAACACCTACCGATTTCACTCTTGAGCAATGCGAATTCCGTGATACCAGTTCAATCCTGAACTTCATCACTTTGGTGACTGGCAATGCAACGGCGAATTCATTAGATGGTTTCCATTTTCTGAAAAATCGCTTCCATTCTTTGGGAACAACGGCGTCCACCACAGCGATCACTCCTGGCTCTGCCGCGAATCACGTTGTTTTGGCCGACAACCACATTACTACTCCGGCTCTGAATGATACAGCCGCTTTAATGATCGGGGGTGCTTTAGTGTTCCTGGATTTGACGGTTTCCGGCAATCGTATATTCCGACCAAGTACAAGTTCTACTGGTGGAACGATGATAAGCGGATCCGGTGTTTGTACAGGTCTCGTATACGATAATTACGTGTGGCACTTGGATGCAACAACCGGTCTGATGATATCCACTGGTATGGCTTTAGGTTTCTTTAAAAACCATTGCCCGATCACTGGAGCCGCGGATAAATCCGGTATTGTCAATCCTGCTGAGGTTTAATAATGAGACCTTATTTAATCAGTGTAACTCCTGCAACTACAGTTGCCGATGGATTAGCGTCGGCCAACTCTAGCGCAGGCACCACAGTAACGCTCGATGGCACTTTGACATCGGGCGGGACTTTTACATCTGCTGATGGATTGGGGAGACAATTAGTCATAACTGATGCAGGTGGGCATAACCAGACAACGGCGACTTACACGATAGTCGGGACTGATGCGGACGGTATAGCGGTAACAGAAAGTATCGCAGGTCCAGGGGCATTAGGTTCGGTTAATCCAGTCCATTATTTCCTGACTGTAACAAGTGTTACGATTGCTTCACCTGTCGCTGCATCTACAGTAAGTATTGGAACAACCGGAATTGCTGGAACTCAGACACTTCCATTGAACTATCGGGCCGATGCCGCGCCGACTTACGCTTGTGATGTGACTGGGACCATTAATTACACAGTAAATGAGACCTTGGACAAGATTCATACGCTGGATAACCCGGCTTATGACTCATCTTGGTTTCCATTATCTGCATTGACCGCGAAAACAGCCGATGTATTGACTACCGGGACTTTGCATACAACCGCTTGTCAGTTGATAGTCAATTCATTTACGAGTGGCGCTGATATTCAATTTACGACAATGCAAAATGAGTACATATAAAAGTACAAATTGGTTTAGTTCAAATGATTCCAACACAATATGTGACGTGACTGGATTTAAGAAAAAAAAGTCTGAGGTCGTGAAACGTTGGGATGGTTTTTATGTGGTTCCAGAAGCATGGCACCCACAACAACCACAAGATAAACCAATTATCCTGGGCCCTCAAAAAATCTTTGAGGATATACGAGAAGAATCGTTAACCACTGATGCTGTACCGAGTTTTGATATCATATGACTACATCTGGAGTATATACATACAGCCTGACCTTTAACGAGGCGGCTGCTGAGGCTTTTGATATACTCCAAATTGGATCAGATGGAGAGACTTTATCGGGTGACATGATCGCCCGATTTGGTAAGTCCGCAAACTTAGTACTAAAAGATTGGGAAACCTCAGCACCTCATCTATGGGCGCAAACAGAAGGAACACTCTTTCCCACGGTTGGCCAAGTCAAATACGACTTAAGAGACGCCACAACTCACGTTGCCAATACTTGGTACGAAACCACCACTACTGCAGATACAACAGCCGGCGCAACATCCATCACGGTTACCAGTATATCGGATATCCAAGTAAACGACGTAATAGGGATTATCCAAAACGATAATGATGTATTCTGGACTACCGTCGCTTATGCTCCAACCGGTTCAACTGTTAAATTATCCGATGCAATTACTTTGGCCACGACATCGGGGGCTTACGTTAGAAACTATCGCGTAGGAACATCAACGAGTCCTGATTTAAAGCCAGTCAATAGAATCTCTCGATTCCGAAGAAAAGACAGTTCAGGTTACGAGATACCGATTAAATTAGCGTCCAGAACTGAATACTTTGATCAACCAAATAAAACCGCTTCCGGTACTGCGATTATGGCCTATTACGATCGCCAGGACATTGCAGGAGAAGAAGGAGGAGTTATTTATCTTTGGAATGCTCCTGATTCATCGGTTCCTGTTATTAATTTTACCTACGAACGTAAAATCCAAATTTACGTAAATGGCACAGAAACTATTGATTTACCGGATTATGCGCATCAAGCATTTATCTATGAATGCGCCATTAAATTAATTCCGAAATATGGGGCAACGACCGAGTTAGCATCTTGGATAGCACAAGAACACATGAGACTAAAAGCCGATATGCTGAATTATGACGTTGAACCAGCACCGATCAGAGTGAGAATGCGCCGTGCCTAAGTTACCTCTAGGCGGAATGTCCTCTGATTATGATTCTAAAAAGAATCGTGGCCAGATAGTCAATCTTATTGCCGAAGGTGATCAAAAAACAGGATACAGAAGTGTTCGACGGTGTGAAGGATTATCTTTATTTTCTAATCTTACGGCAGGAATACCACGATCAAACTTGTTAGTTAATGACAATTATATATATTTTGTAGCCGGTAGTTCCTTATGTCGCGTAAATTATTTAGGAACGGAAGAAATACTCGGAACAATTAATGGCTCAGGAAGAGCCAAATTAGTGGCTAATGCAGTTCCTGGTGATTCTCAAATACTCGTATTAAATGGAACCGGATCTGGATATATCTATACAAGAGGTGGCGGATTATCTCTAATTACTGATGTGGATTTTTTTAGCAGTACATCAGCGACTATTCTCAATGAAAGGTTTTGGCTTTCAAGGGATGGAACAAACGAGTTTTTTGCATCAGATGTTTCAGACGGAACTTCTTATAATTCATTAAGTTTTGCCAGCGCTGAAGAGTCTCCGGATAATGTCGTTAGAGTAATTGCTAAAAAATCAGCCTTATGGGTTTTAGGTACAGATACCACTGAATACTGGCAAACATACACAGATGTTACTGTACCTTTGCGACAAGTGAAGGGAGTTACCAAACAATGGGGTATTTTGGCGCCTGATTCATTAGCCGATACGAATGATTATTTCGCTTTTCTAGCAAGTGACAGAACAGTGCGCATGATGCAAGGAACGGAATTAGTCAAAATTTCAGATCTTGATTTTGATTTGAAAATAAAAGGTGACGGTACTCCAACCTCTCCAGGATTATCTAAGGTAACTGATGCGATTGGATTTTTCGTTGATGGACCGGTTCATTCAACGTATTACATTACTTTCCCAAGCGATGGGTATACATGGGGATACGATATAAACACAGGGTTGTCTCATACCAGGTCATCAGAGGGTTATGGAAAATGGAGAATAAATGCCGCGGTTAAATATAATGATGTGATTATTTGTGCGGATTCCGTGAGTGCGAAATTATGGACATTAAGTCCTGCACACAATACCGAGGGTAATCTGTTAATGCGGGCTAAATTGGTTACGCCTACAATAAGTTTTGAACAAAATGCGACGATTCCGCTAATCGAGATAGACATGGAAGTTGCACAAACAACAGATCCGACAGCCGACCCTAAAATGATGATATATTATACAAAAGACGGCGGAAATACTTATATAAATAAAGGAACAATATCTTTGGGTAAATTCGGAGAACACCGAAAACGAATACCGCTAAGACGATTTGGTAGAGTAGTGAAAAATAAGGATTTCGGCTTGAAGTTAGAAATAACTGATGATGTTGGAGTTAAATTTTATGGAGCTTACATCTATCCTAGGATTGGTATGTAATGGCTGATTATCTTGACACTAATTTGGCTATTTGTGAGGTTGATCCAATAACTAAAGAGATCAAAGCCACTCCTTATTTTGAAGACTACTTGTACAAAATTGTCAGCGATCTAGGAGGAGAGGGATCAACATTAGTAAGAGATATTGTGGCCATATCATTGGAGGCTGATAAGTTTCCTTATTTTTTCAGTCTGGTTAGAAAATTAATCCGTCAAATTGACGAAATAGACCGAACGATAGATAGTCCGATACTGAACGCAAAAGTAAAATCCATACAATCCAAATTAAGTGAACTGGAAAAACATTTTGATACTGATATTTTGCTTGGATACATTAATGACATAAACGTAAGAACGGCGAATTTTACGTCAAAAATCAAGACTTCAGACTATACTGCTATTAATAAAGATTGGATTGAGGCAAGAAATAATATAACAGTAACATTTCCTGCTAATCCGGTTAGAGATGATGAGATTATGGTTTCTAACGGCGATGGAAGTACAATTAAGATTTATGGAAATGGGTATAAATTCAAATATAGAGACAGTGACACAACTTTTATTACTCGCAACAAAGGATCTAGCTTTCATTTTCAGTTTTTTCAAGATCTAGGCGAACAATACTGGCGCGTGAGATGAGTATCGAAGCAGAAAACACGACTCAGGAAAATCAGAAAGTCGATCTACAGGAATTGATTTTAATAGAGTTAAAAGTAATTAGTTTAATATTGGGTGAAATGCAAGGCATAGACCCGAACGAAATTAGAAAGGACATACAAAATGAAACTTGAAGGTTATTCTGGTAATCCGGTTGACGTTGATGAATGGGGCAATATAAAGACCCGTTCAATTATGCGTCAGGAAATGAATGACGCGAACGACCAAGAAAAATCGTATTCATGGTTTAGCACTTATACAACAGCCGGCGCGGAGAATGTTATTTATATAAAAAATACTCACGCAACGGATAATCTTGAAATACATTCTATTGTTCTCGGTACGAACACGAATGTAGTATTCACGATGAGTCAAGTAACAGGAACAGCTGCAGGGACCACAATTACGGGTTCTAACATGAATTTAGGATCAACACAAACTGCAAGCGTTACATCATTAGGCAATGCGGCCGTAACTGGTCTAACTACTGGGAAAACTTTGCTGACTTTTAGGGTTTTAGCTAATTATGGCGACAAATACAATATCGAAGGTGGAGTAATCTTAACGCCTAATACCGCAATTGCTGTCGCGGTTTCAGTATTAACAACCTTTGATTGCAGTATTTATGGGCATTTTAACAACTTAGAGTCTAAATAATGTCAATTGTTTATGTTGATGTAGTGCAAGAACAAGTCACCGCTGGAAATGTGACGGTTTATACGGCACCTTCTGCGAGCAACTTTGAAAGCGCTCATATTATATTTGGGAATTGCACAAACGAAAGTGCTACTGATGCTGAATTGACACTTAATATTGTCCAGTATGGCGGAGCGGTAGCTGCGACTAATCGTTATTTCCCGCCGAAAGTAATCTTTGCAGGGCGCACGGACCCGTTATCTCCAATCATAGGCGCTACATTAAAGACAGGAGATTTTATTAATAGCATAGCCAGTGTGGCTACATCGTTGAATCTTAAACTTACAATCAAAGAGATTTATTCGGATACCTGATGAGTAAATTTTTTATTTTAGGTTTGCCGAGAAGCAGAACTTATTGGTTAAGCGAATTTTTGGGATGCATGCACGAGGGATATCATTACTATCCTAATTATAGTGAGTTTATGAATAGTAACTATATAGGCGATTCGACAACCTGCTATCCATGGATAAAGGATTATATTAAAAACTATAAAAAAGTAGTTATAGAGCGCGATATAGAAGAAGTATTCGATTCATCAGTGAGGTTATTTCCACATGTTGATATCGAAACATTATA